ATTCTGCGTAGCCTCCTAGCCATGAAATCTCCCACGCCTAACTGCGCAAGCGTGTTAAGCGGGGGTTCTTTCACTATTGGACGGAGGATCTTCGCACTCTTTGGTACGAACTCTACTACTGCGTCTTCGACAAACACATTAGTAGAAGAGCTCTCCATATAATCGGAGAGACAAGGTGACTCTCTAAGCAACCAGTGATGGTTCGCAAAGAGGTTCGCACTACACGAGGATGTCTGCTCGATCTTTTTACGGATCGAAGCATCCTTTTTCTTGGTGCGTGTCGTCGCTCCAGGCCCGTATCTGAGATCAAGATCCGAAGGGGCAGGGACGTCTCCTAGAACGCTAGCAATTTTCCTAGCCGCTATCATCATGATGGCAGCTAGCTGAGGGTCCATGGTTGCATGGCCATCAGAGCAAGCGTTTAGGAAATCGTTTGTTCCCTTACAGATCAACTCATTCCTTTTGAAAAGAGCTATAGAAACAGACTTTTTATCAACCCTAATCGGGAGTGATGGGCACTTTGTGAAAAATGCCAAAGCCTGTCGACAGCAATTAGCTTCGTAGATGCTAATTCCGTCGTAGTTCAGATCAAAATCGACAAGACCTTTCCAATCTTGGTGGCTAATTAGGCCACGAAGAGTGACAGCATCACTGCTGTGACATTCAGAAAGGGAGTCGAGGGCTAGTTCCGCAAGAAGGTTAAACTGGTCTTGATTAGGACCAAGAAAGAAATCAACCGGTGAGTCAAAACCGGGCGATCTCTCCTTCGATTTACAACCGCTTTTATAAAGCATAAATACCTCATTTATAAAGGATGAGAGAAAAGGTTGTAGCCAAAGTGGCTCAACCAGTGCGGTTCTCGAGAATGATTGGCTGCGAAGGGGTCTTAAACCCCATAACGCTAGCCAACCATATCAAGAGAAGCGCCGAGACGACTGCGACAACTACCGATCTCATGATCAGGTAGGCATCACAAGGACGTCGTTGGCATCCGCATTGGGACCCGTCTGAGACGTGGCTTCAGTCGCTGAGTTGCCCTGCATAATATGCGCGGCAAGATAGCGGATCATCTTACGCTCGGCCATGGTCGAGCGTGGATGAAAGTAGCCGGTGATCTCAATAGTCGGGATATGTGCCACCTTCTGGGCAGCGGTGTAGCCAGCTGAGTTCTGACCAGAGATCGCTTCCTGGATAGGGAGTTGGACACGAAGTTTCACAACATTCACACCTTGCTTAGTGACCTTCCGCGTAAGGCGGATACGGCCCTGGGCAAGATCCGGAACACCGGACAGTGCTTCTTTCCACGAAGCGATCGTCTCTTGCGATTTAGCGTCGCGCGAAACATCCTCGGGGAAGAACGTGTGTGAAGTTGGGGTTGCAGCGCCATCGAAGGCGACAATGTTTGCAATTGCAGGCATAAAAACCTTATTAAGTTGTGATGTAGCTTAACGGCGTGGAAGACCACGTCCGTTTGTGGCAACACCGAGAAGCGCAAAGACGTTACCAAGCCTAGTGAACGAGAAGACTTCAGAAGCCTTCTTTATCTTAGGTA